CCACACCACGGTATTTAATCCGAAATTTGCGGTGACCATTGGATTAGCTTCCAATACAGCGTTAACGTAAGACCCGAATACGTCGTTAATAACTGAACTTTGGAAGGGTTTAGAAACGAATTGAGCATTAGCGGTAACGTAAACAATATCTTGTGTTGTACCACTAACTTGTAAATACTGAGCGGTCGGTGTGATAATATTTAACGACCCGCCTAGCAGATTTACGGCGCGAAGGCTTGCCCACGCCGTGGCAGCTGCTGTTAACTCGGATATACGCCCTTCATACGCATTTGTTGTTGTACCAAAAACTACACACGTATTTCCTGAATTAGGACCACTAGACGGAGTGTACAAGTCTTCGGAGTTTGTAAGAAGAAGAGTACCTGTCAACGCGGGTAGGTTTCCTGTGGCTGTATAAGTCATTGTACTGGATTGACCAAAGGCGCGACGAACAGTCGCTGTTCCTGAATCGGCACCAGTAAAAGCAATAGATGCACCACCAGTGGTAGCAGATACTTCAAAATCATTTGCCGTAGGATTTCGAACGAAATAAACTGTACCGGCAGTAATACCAGTCGGTAGTGTTCCGGTTGTGGATAGTACGATTGGGTCGTTGGCAGCATAGCCATGCCCAGTAACATTTATTTTACCGGGTGTTGCGATAGTAAAACTTGTAACAGTTTGTCCTACGTTATTAGGAACCGTAGAATAATCGTAAATATGATACTGATGCGTAGCAGCCACTCCGTTGTGTAGATAGACTTTGGTGCTCGCTGTGTCTAATAGCACCCCTGCTGCTTGTGTTGTGTTGTTTGTGGTTCCGCTAAACCCTGCGCCGTTTATTTGATAAACCGCCTTTTGGTCGGAACCAGTACCCATTGCAATCGTAGAGGGACCGACTGGAACAAAGTCAGTAAGCGTGACTTTATTGATCATGAATAAGCCGCCGTTGATTGCAACAGATCCGGTAGTTGCAATAAAAATTCTAATATTTGACGTGTTTGTGTCGTCAACTTTAAATCCACGAATAGTGTGAGTGGTCGCTGCCGTGTTAGGCATAGAATATCTAATTAATCCAACATAAGCAGGAGCCGTTTGTCCGGTAAAATCAAAATTATAAAGAACAACCTGTCCGACGCCGGCAGCTATTGTTGAAAGAACAAATAATCTCCCATTTGAAGTTAGGTGCATCGGACCAGCTGGGATAATAGAACCTGCACCGGCAGTGTCTGTAAAAACGTCTATATAATTAGACAACGGAGCGCCTAGACAGCTATCTCCACTTATTGTTTTTTGAAACACTCTGCCTGCAATTGTGGTTTTTGTTTGGTCATACGTGTTTGTAACATCGGTTAATAGATTTGCTTTAATAAGTTTTGGCATTATGACCTCGGTACTCGTCTGTAATTATTTAAGATCCACTGAACGGAAATAGAAGCCTGTTCAAACAAGTCAGTGTCTGTATTATACATGCGAACAGACACTTCATCTTCGCCTAGTTCAACTACTTGTTTACTTGACCCCCAAAGGGGATCATCTGGGGCACCAACTGGATCAATGTCAACCCAGTCGTTAATTTGAATATTTACAGTTTGTCCATTTGGTAGTAAATAATCTTTGCCAGGAGCAACACTGTCCAAGTCAGATTCTGGTGCCCAATAGTCTGTTCTATCGAAGTCTTTTGCCATGTTAAGTAACACTCCAAGTCACAGAATTTAGTTGATATGCGCCATTAACTGGACTATAATTAAATACTTTAGTAGCTGTATGTCCCACTGAGGCACTTACATATACAATTTGAGTTACTCTCTCATTTGAGCTATTAAAATTTGCCCATGTTAGTGTTTCTTGTACGTCGTCTGCCCCTAAAATTTGCTCACGAAGACCAGCAGAAGTATTAATTACGTTGACATCTAGTCCGCGTTTACTCCCGGAACCCGCAGAGGTAGTAACTAGGTTTGTTCCGTCTCCGATTTTTATGCTGTCGGTTGCCTGATCGATATCTAAGACTAAGTCATTGATTACATTAACATCGAGACCATTTTTACCGGCTGACGTAGTGATTGTTGCGTCTTTACTCCCATCGGTAATCTTAGTTTCACCTAGGGTAGCAGTTACGGTCGCATCTACGCGTAATCTATCATTATCTTCATCAAAAGCTCTTTGAAGAATCTGATTTTGATCTAATAAAGTAGGATCAAGATTTGGACTAGACACTATTTAACTCTCCGTGAAATCTAAATGATTTCCTATATAGTTGTTATTAAAAAATAAAACAAATTAAGCACTATAACTTATTGTTTTATAATAAAATTTATATCCTTTATGAGTTTTTCTTCCATAATGACCTTTCAAGCACTGGCCTACTTTAGAATGTGAAAACCTATCCATTTATGAGGTTAGTTATTAAATAAATAAACATGATTTAGCCCATTGTTGGAGGAGCAAGTTGGGATGGATCTGTCGGTAACGTGTCAAAAGGCTTTGGTGGCTTAGCAGGATTTGGCAGTGCAATATTTTGCACACCCGGGCCTTGTAGTTTGTCCCCAGCCATCACTTGTCCCTGAGCAGGACTCATTTCATCTGGAACAGGACTATTATTCAATGCTCCTTGTGGAGGCATTGGCATACCTTGTCCACCTGCACCTGGAGCAGCTAAAGGAGCAACCGGCTGCTCACCAATTAGACCCAATAGAGCCGGATCAGTATTACGGAGGAAGTCTAAGTGCTCTTTAACGTGATTGAGCACTATCTGCACAAGGTTCTGATCTTTGCGTAGTTCTGGATCTGCTAGAACAGCCCTGTGTTCCATGATATGCATCTGATGCTTATCTAGAGGAGAAGTAATAACCGGCTGACCTTCCATCATCTGTTCGTTTTCAGATTTAATAAGAAGAAGCTCAGACATTTCCCCTTCGTACATGCTTTCAATTTTTCCAGTCGATATAACTTGGAAATATTGTTGAGGATCTGTAATAAGTTTCATCTGCATCATCTGTTCAGCCATCTGAACACGACCAGCGATGGTGCGAGCAAGAGGATTACCCACATCCACTACGACGCGGTTAATAGAGGAGATCTTCTCTCCAGTAAATTCCTTAAGTAGTGGACGATTATTCTTACCAACTAGAGCAACTACTTTAGGAGCAGTAGCAAAGTCTTTGAGAATCTGAATTACGGCAGTACCAACATCTTCGATAAGACGAACATAGCTCTGTTGTAGACCAGAAATGAACTGGAGCGCAGTAGATTGAACTAAAGCAAGAGCCGTTCCTGACTTTAGTGAAGCTTCGGGGTTGCCGCGAGCAACAGAGTTAACCCCAGAGATAGTTTCAGCATTTTGAATAACCATTTCTAAGAACTTAAAGACTTCTGCTGGTGTTTCTGTTAGGTTTAGAGGTTCAGGCTTAGCGTTACCTTCGATAATATTCATTTGACCTTGTAGCGTGTTGACGTTAATATCAGCACCACGAGGCACGAAGATGTTTTGAACAGCAAAGGCGTTCTGGTTGGTTAGAATAGACCCGAATAGAGCGTTAATTGACTCCTGGAGGGGATAAATATCGAACATGGGGGAATATCCATAAGGAGTACCGAGGATCTCACCAGGAACAATACGGAAGATGGGGATTGTTCTATAAGGCATCTTAGTGTCGAGTAGAACAACGTCGCTTGCTAGGAATAGCATATAGCGACCTTCGGGCATGGAGTCTGTTGGACGATGGTAGAATTCAAAGACAGGGATATCATCAGTTTCATCGTTAGAGAAAATAGCTAGACGATAGATGGTGCTTTGGTTCTTAGTTGGAAGGTTACGAATCTTATCTGACAGCTCTGGATACTTAGCGATAAGGTCGAAACGGTTCTTAAATGTACGACATAAGATCCAATCGTTGTCCCAGTTTTCTTTGGTACCATCAACAACGACATCTAGAGGGGTAAGAGTAGTAAATTCTAGCTCACCTTCACGTACAGGCTCTTCTGTTTCTGGGTCAGTATCATAAATATCACCACCAGTCGCATTCCAAGCAAGTTTTACGTAGCCCGCACCTAGAACAATAGCAAGTTCTGCTGCTTTTTTAAGACACTCTTCTAGACGCTTCTCGCGCATGTAGTATTCTAGGATGCCGTTAGCAAGATAAGTCTGAGCTAGTGATTTATAATCGGTGTTAATCGCCCGAGTTTCCATAATTGGGCGATTTGAGGTGATCATGTTGTAGATGTGTTGAGCTAAGTTTCTGAAATGGTTAACTGGAAAGGTTACAAGTTCCCCTTGTTCGCCAGCAAACCCGACAGAGTGACCATATCCTACGGTTCTATCGAAATTTCCGTAGTAGAAAGCCCACATTCTGCTTAATTTGTCGATAAATGCGTTTGCTCGAAGAGTATTAAAGAAAGAATCGGCTTTCCCTAGTAGTACTCCAGCGCAATCTTTAGCATCTTTAGCAGCAAAGTAAGTATCTGTGCTATCAGAATTGAACATTTCCATAATTCACCTTATTTTTTAGGCTTAATATTCAACATCTTATAAAAATTTTGAATATTTACGCCTTTTTGTTTACTTTCAAAGCTTTGTCGGTTATAAACGAACGTATCTTCCGGTCTTAGATTGAGGTCATAGTGTGCGGGATACGGATTTTTCGTATAAATGATGTGACGGACGAGATAAATTAAGGCATCTACTAGATCGTAGTGATGTCCCATTGGTGATCTAGCGAATTGCTTGTGATGTTTATCCCATTTTACGTTATCAAGATGCTCAATAAGCTGTTGACAACGTGGATTAATAATAATTTTCTTATTTGCAATCATGACGCGGAGCGTATTAATCGCTGCTTCCTTGTCATCTTTTTTGGCTGCGATGAAATTTATCTCTTTATTACTGAAACGGCTGATCTCGTGGGTCACGATGTAGTTGATATCGCTTACGCGCATATACGGTTTTTTAATTTCATTGGTGAGTGGATTGGTCCAAAGCTCTTCTTCTTTCTTTTTAATAGATTCAACTAGCTTTGGTATCTGAACTTCATTACCGTTTACAGCGTACTCGTCTTCAATGATGACTTTATCTGCTTTAAAATCGTAATAGGCGAATAATATCCCAGTTAAGTCATGGAAACCCAAGTCCATAGATTCGTAGGTGTCGTAGAAAACTGGTTTTTTCCACTCTTTAACGATTTCTGTCTTGAGTTCTGGAGTAAATTCTGGTATAACTGAACTAGATGGGTCTTTGATAATCTCGCAAAGAGCTTCGCGTTTGAAAGCCTCCGAGTTAGCTCCACCCATTTCAACTTCTAGTTCTTTGATATCTTCTGGAGTAAGCATTACATTATCGTAAATAGTCTTTACTACAATAGACTTTCTAGACTGAGCTTCTTCGATAAACTTAGCAAAATCATGATCTGGGTTTTTAGGAGGAGTTCCAGAAAGAATGATCTTACCTTTTGTCGTAAGTGTGGTGGGTAGGAGAACGCTATTAATAACGTCTTTAAGGTCAGACACGTCCTGGGCTTCGTCAACAATAGCGATGTTACTAGAACCGCCGCGAAGTTTCTGATAGTGTTGCGATTCAGAACCGGCTAATTGAATTTCTGATCCATTTGGAAAGTAATAAACGTAGTCTTTTGTACTAAAAGAAGGTTTGATGTCTTCTGGACAAGAATCTAGTACCTCTTTCATAAGAGGCCGTAAGATAGTGTTAATCTGAAGTTTTGTTGGAGCTACAAACTTAACGATAGTATTCTTATTTTTAAGACAAGCTTCTACTGCAAGAAGACAGAGGGTAAAGGTTTTACCAGAACGCCGACTAAGTAGCCATGTATTAATACGATGCGGGGTGTTATAGAATAGATCGTATAGATCTTTTTGATGCTTCTTTAATTTCCACACAAGTACGCCTTGACGCCAAAGAGCGTCCATTGCGACTTTTTTAGAAATCTTAGGTGTAGGTGTTGTTGTATTACTCATCACTCTTAATTGCTTCGATTAATAACTTTGGATCGATTGCGTCGATTCTCACTTGTTCTTCTGGTTGTTTATTGCCAGTTACTTTAAGTAGTACATCTGTATAGATTTGTACTTTCTTACTCTCTTCAAGGGTTAGCTCAAGACCACTCATAGAAGTCTTTTTAAGCAACGCTAATTGAGTTCTAGCGATAATTTCTGGATCAGATGACCCAAATGACTGAGCAGCTTCATCTTCTTTCTTATTGCCAATCTCAAGCGGATTAGCGTGCGCGGCTAGCTCCCGAAGATTCTTAATTTCTTCTTTTAGTTTTTGAATCTCTTTTGATTGCTCGATAATAGTTTTATACTGAGAACGTGCGAATGTTTGTAATTCTACAACATCCTTAAACTCTTCGAGCATCGACTCTAAACTCATAGCTTATTACCTAAATGATGCTGGCTTTAATCCAGTGCTCATCCGTAGAGAGGAGATAGAAGTTGTAATGTCTGTGATAATCTTATCTCTTTCTTTACTAGTTTGTTCGATTGCCTCGAGTTGAGCTTTTAGTTGCTTGAGCTTTTCAGATTCTGCTCGAGCTTCTAAAAATGCATACAGACCAGCGAAGATTAAACTAGCAGAAACAGTTTCCCAGCTGAATCCCACTAGCAAACTCTTAATACCAAAGGCAAAAAGAAGTCCTAGTGGGATATATTTAACATGTTGATTCATATAACCCTCTAATATTATTATGGTATTTGTATTATTTAAATGTGAACCGCTAAACTTTGAGTTGTCACAAGAGCGACTGTCGGCATTATTTAAACAAATACATACCGTATAAAGTTGTTAATAAAGCATCAAACTAGAAACAACTATAAAGTATGGATAGTTTTAATGATTTAATATGTAAGAATTGTCACGCGGCTGTACTAAGGGATCACCCTGACTACAAGATGGGGTACCTATGGTTGAAATGCAACTTGTGTGGATATTGTGAGAAAAAAGACGAGGAAAAGATGAGAAAGACTAAAGAACGTCAGGAAGTGTCTAAATAATAAAGTACTATCCACCCAACGAGAAGTGCTGACCATCCACTCTACTAAACTCAGCACCTAAAGTAAAGCCAGCATCTTTAAAGCACTGTAAAAACTCTTTACTGAACTTAACTGGTCCGCCTAGTGGATTTTCAGCAGCATTTAAGTCTATAGCTGCTGCCCAAGAATGGTAAGAGGTTGCACTCATTGAGCCCCTCACCATACGGATATTATAACAACCGTCTACGGTTTTAAGTTCTCCTGAGCATCCTCTTTGTACTAAAAGATCTAATGCTTTTTGAAACATAGGAACCATATCCTTGTTCATATAAATCTTAGTGCAAGATTTACCTGTGTTTGTATTAACTACTTGTTTAGCAAACCAGTCAGGTGTTTTAAATACAACACACCACTGAGCTTCGTTAGCCCACTTACCGTTTTCAATCTTACCGTAACGCACTTCTGCTTCTTTTGCTGTTAGTTTCATTTTGTCATACACTCCATTAAGATACTACTGAATTCAAAATTAACTTTAGATTCCGTTAAGTTATCTGGAAATATAGCACTTAATATATGATTATTTTCCGGTACATGATCTAGTTCTAGAGCACAATGTGCCACTTCATGCACCATAAGTGCTAGACGTTCATGCTCTTTCAGGTGACGCCAAATACGAGGGTCTATTTTAATCTGCCAATTAAAGAGCTTACGCTCACATACACCGATCTCATCACCTTTTAGCTCCTCAAATATAACCTCATATTGATTAGGAAAATTGTAGCTTTTACAGACGTTTTCAATCGGAGCTTTTACTTTTTCGAATACAGGAGCTAATCCAGGATCTACATTTACGCTAGGGATAAGAGAAGTTAAATAGGTTAATAGAAACCCTAAGAAAGATCCTGTTGCTATTGCTTCCATTCTTGATTTTCTCATTTCGCCCTAATCTTTTTCATGGTGGACTTAGATCGCTTAGCGTGACAGTCTGGACATACTTTACCACTCCACTGTCTACCAAAGTCGTCTACCCAGATACTATCCTTACCGTTTGGATAGCGCCCTTGTAAGATTCGCTTTTTAGGTGTAAAGCATACTTTACAGTATCTGGTATTTTCTTCTATCATATAATATTTAATTTTTTAAGTTCTTGTAAGATATGGCTCTCTGTGGGGTAACACGGACACGAGGTTACTGGAGCAGTTAGACTACAATATGTCTCTGAATAGATCCTTATTACTAAGCTCATCATATATAGTTGTTTCTAGAAAAGAGTTACTATATTTAAATTTTTAAATTCAGTTAAAATAAGAGAGTAGTCTTTGGATTTGAACCAACAATAAGCGTTTACACTTGCTTTTATTTTCCACCTATCTGTGATAGTCACGGTAATCTCCTAATGTAAAGAGCTTATTATATTTAAATCTCTGAATTCTAATAGCATAGCTACTTTAATTTTAATAAAAATATCTACGTTGTCTTCATCATAGTATAACTTCCAATTGTGCGCGTGTAGTTGCCTAATTATTTGAGTATCATAGTGGTACTGAATCATAATTCGGGCACTTTCCCACAGCGACTACAAGTCATACCAGTCTCACCTATAACCCAAGAATGAGGTCTACAATTATCTTCTCTTATTTCTTTATATGCTAGATCTATCTCTTTGTCTGATTTGGATCTAAGATGGAGAAATGTCGCAATAAAAGCTGTTATAAAAATAATTAATAAAATCATTGCGTCCTCAATCTTCCACAAGGAATGTTTAATTTATTAAATTCTTGTTTAATATCGATGTATTTATCTGATCTATGCTGAAAACAAAAGAAGGATATCTTTTTTACAGGTGAATCAAAAATCATATCTAGAAAAGTAAGTTTATACATAAGGTACCATTGTCTTTTTGTTATAAATCTCTAAGTTTTCGAACTCTTTACTTATTAAATCTATTTAGATACTAAAGTTACTAAATCTTTGGTAATCTGTTATAGCAAGGATATAGTCACAAATTACACTTTCTACTTTTAGTTTTTCCATTACAGAGGAGCTTTCTATAAGCCGCTTCATCATTTTTAAGTCCTGTTTTTTAACTTCACGATCAAGAACACCAAGGATTACACACACTAATACTGTAATTGATAATAAAATTAGTATAATCATTTTATAATATTCAGCTTTACAAATTCTATCATTATAGTGGCGTAGTGAACTGGGACGTGTCTCGCTACGCATACTTGCCAAGAGTAATTAATTACTGCATTATGTATTTTTGGGGTTATATTATTCATAATATGTTCAAACATTTGAATTCATGAATAATACTGTCATGTCTTCTATTAAAATAACCCAGGGCACTAACCTTAAAAGAATACAGAAATACTTCATTATCTAAGTTACTCACCTAATATCCTCAATTTATGAAGCTCGTTTATAATATCACTAAATAAAGTTACTTGATTACCAGTCAGAATATTACCATCTTCCGGTTCTATATAATCAACAACAGCCATCAGTATATCATACTCATCATCGATTGTCGATATCATAAATGCCCAATTCGTAAAATTCCATATGGATATGTAATGCTAATAAATAGTCATCCCCATACTCCCAATCGGGTAGCTTATCCAAACTATAAGCATACCCTAAAATTGCTCCATCTATCTCATCTCTCAGGCTAAAATACATTGGTTATACCTTTTTTCTATCACAAAAATACATTTATGCATATTTTGCATTACTAAAAAATCCGTCTAACTAACCTAAACTCTTAATGAATTCTTACTCTGGAAATCGAGTTAACAACTCTCGTATGACGTTACGTCAGTAACGAACGAGATACTCAATAGACGTTTCACTCTACGTCACAAACAAAAAAACATATATAGAACGTCGATGATACGACGTTACAGTGATTCACGAGTTTATTGGGATTTGTGTATTCTAAATCTCATCTAATATATTCAATTGCTCTAACTCAGCGAATATAGTAGGACAATTACATTTACATTTATACTCATCAGGATGGGTAGTAGTTAGCTTACTAAAGCATCTCATAGCGATATAATGTCGTATCTCTTCAGATACTCCCCATCCATCAGGGTATTCTCCCTCTATATCATTACTCATACGTTTCTCGTATAAGAGATATCTAAAGGAATCCCTAAAAGTATAAACTCTTTAATAATAACGTCACAAGGACAGGGTATTATTACAGGTGTATTACAAAAGTTCTGTACTATCCACATAGCTATAGTCATCTGATTGAGCCCTTCTTATTACTCTATATATTATTACTCTACTTATTACGTAGCATCCTCTTACTCTTCTCATTATCTGCATACTTTATTTCTGTAATAGATTCTCTATTAGGATAATTTCTTGATACGAAATTATCTGCTTCCTCTATTGAATCAAAGTAACCTATAATAACCTCGTAGTAAGCTTTAGAGACGAGTTTGACTATGACATGACCTAGATAGTCTATGTCAGTCTTTATTGAGTATTGGACAGCCTTATACGAGCTATAGAAGGTATATCCCTGAGACTGATACTGAGCTAAATGTTTAGCGTAAGCTAATCGATCATTATTAGTATCAACTAGCTTAATTTCAATCTGACGATAGTCTTTATTAAGCTGACGATACTTCTTGTTTCTAGACTTACATTCCTTAAGTATCCTACTCAATGTAGTTAATACATCCGAGCTTCTTACCAGTAATACTCTCTTGTTTCTAGAGTTCTCTAGAGCCAGTATTCCCTTACTATTACTCAACTCATATAACTTCTTAATCAACTTCATACCTATAGAGTTGTTTATTAAACCCTCTAATACAGCGTCAAATTCGTTTATACGCAGTAATCATTTCAGTAACATACATACGCCTATATCAGTATCCTCAACCTCGTATAACCCAAATACGAACGTTGTAGCCTAGTATATGGGTAGTCCCAAAGGGGGTGATATTGTTTCTAGATATAGGAGATAAGTTGTTGGGGGGACTATACTATTTCTAATCTCATTCGTAAAGTAACCTACCCCCCTACCCTATACTCCCCAACGATATCCAATACATATACTACTATATAATAGTTCTAACTACTTAGAATCATACGTTATCTATAGAGTGTATGATTCAATGAGTCAAGAGAGGAGAAGGCAGGGAAGAGAAGAACGAGATGATATTTTGAGGGGCATGAAGATTGAGATTCAAGAAATTATCCTAATAGAG